CAACTCCGCACGTTCGTCGAATGCCAACAGCTCAACTCTTGGCCTTGTTACTCATCAACCATCCAATCACTCTCGCTGCCCGCGTGGGCGGCTCGTCAGTCCGAATAAACAACACACATCCCAACACATGAAATTCAAAGTCGATCGTTCCCAAGCCGAAGTGAAGCCGTTTGCCGGCCCCGGCGAATACACTGTCATCGTCAACTCCTGCAAGGATGACGGTCTGGACAAGAGCGGTAACAGCGTCGCAACCCTGCGATACAAGGGTCCATCCGGGGAGGTCATCAGCGACCGCTTCATTCTCAAGGACACCATGATGTGGCGCATTCAGGCGCTGATCAGCGCGACCGAGGCAAACATCGATGACGGTGCTGAGTTCGATTTTAGCCTTAACGGAGCATTCTTTAGATTCCTCCAAGGCTTCGTTGGACTGTCCCTCGTGATCGTCCTAGAAGAGGAGAAGTACACCGACAAGTTCGGTGCTGAGCAGATCGCTCTTCGAGTCCGTCGCATGAAAAAGGTACCGAGCGATAACGACACCATCTGACCTACAAACAAAAGCCCCCCGGAGAGTGCAGGCTCCGGGGGGTGACATGAGTCCAAAACAAACAAACAAAGCGCAACGACACGCTATGCAGACCAAAGATCATCCGGAAACCATTTCGACGCAAGCATTTCTGCTGCGTCCCTACCAGCAACGAGCTGTCGAATGGGCCAAGTCTGGAGCTGATGGACTCATCATCGCACCCGCGGGGAGCGGTAAGACACTGATCGCTTCATCGATCATCAAGCATTTCTGCCAATTTCCGACATGGACATTTGGATGGCTCGCCCCCACCCGAGAGACATGTCAGCAGGCGGTTGCTTCGCTTCATGCGATGGGCGTCAATACCTCCCGCGTTGAGGTCCGTTGCCCCCATGAATCAGTCGATTTCTCCAGGAAGAACCTGATCATCGTGGACGAGGCGAAGCACAGTCCCGCTGCCACTTGGCTCAAGATTATCGAGTCATGCAGCGGCCTGCGATTTGGATTCGATGCGACCCCTTGGTCCGATGATCCAGAGCGTAATGAGATCCTTCGCAAGCTCTTCCGCGATACCCAGTTCGAAATCCGCCGGGATGAACTGGCCGGTGTGTTGGCTCATGCGACCGTCTACATGAGTTCAGCCACCGACCTGCATATCCAGGCGAAGATCGATGACCACATCGAAAGATTGTTCGCAGAACGCAAGCGGTATATGAGGATCAGCCAGCCAGAACTCCGTGCCATGTGCGCTTGGGAGGCTCTCACAGAGATCGGTATCTGCGGTAACCAGACACGCAACGCTACCGCAATCATGTTGGCCAACTGCCACTCTACAACCGGACCCACCCTCGTTTTGGTTCCCCGTGTCACACTCGGAGAAATGTACGCCAGCAAGATCGAAGGATCGGTACTGGTTCACTCCAAGATGCCCAAGAAGTCTCGGAAGTACGTCATGGATGAGTTCCTCAAAGGCCACATCAAAACCATGATCGCCACATCACTGGCCGACGAGGGGTTGGATCTGCCGAACGTCCACACGCTGGTCATGGTGTCCGGTGGTCGCAGTGCCCAGAAGACCATCCAGCGGGCCAGCCGTGCGCTGCGTCGAGCGCCAGGAAAGGATCACGCGATCATCCACGACTTCCGCGACACCTTCCATCCGTTGGCAGAAGCCCACGCCAAGAAACGCATCAAGTGCTACAAGGAACTTGGATGCTATATTGTATGAACACCGCACTCACCATCGTCTCCATGGCCGTGCTGATGCCGCTCTGCGTGATCGCAGGTGTCTACGTAGGCCACACTCTCACCATCAAGTCCCAGCAAACCAAAACCAATGAGCAAAACAATCGTAGCCTGTGACCCCGGCGTGAACGGCGGGTTCGCAATCCACACCAAGGACGGGATCCTCCTGTTCGCAATGCCCGAATCATTGCCCGATATGGCGCAACTACTAAGCGGATTCAAATTAGCAGATAGCCATCTCTGGATTGAGAAGGTCCCCAAGTTCGTGAGCAAGCTGACTCCTGCTGCTTCGGTCGCCACACTGCATGAGAACTACGGCATCATCCAAGGATTGGCCTACTCCATTGGCTACGCCCTCCACCGCGTGGAACCCAAGGTATGGCAAGACCCTCTTGGACTGGGTGGTAAACGCTCCTGCGCCAACTCCGCGGAGTGGAAGCGCAAGCTCAAGGCCAAGGCCCAGGAACTGTATCCGCACCTCGATGTCACGCTTAAGAACTGTGACGCCCTGCTGGTCCTCCACTACGCCCAGGGAGGTGGTCGATGAGCGAGCAGGTCAAACGAATGATCAACGATGGTACCGGGGTGTACCAGATGAGCAGGAGCCAAGCCGGTGAAACCTATCGTGCAGCGAAGAAACTTAAAAGATATGAAGTCAGCTACTGGAACAGGAACAAAAAGAACAAACAAACCCAAACGAAACCGTGATCTTGTTAAACACGTTTTAGTGTCACCAGATGTGCATGCTGAGTTAAAGGCATACGCAATCAAAAATGGATATAGAACTCAGGGACTGGCAGATGAAGCAATTGCAGAATATCTAAAGAGACAGGAGGCGAAATGAGCGACACCCCAATATCAGACAGCACTCCGCACAACGTAGCCGATCTCGGCATGCTGTGCAGGAGGCTGGAACGCGAACTCACCGCAGCCAATACAATCATCCGTCAGCAGCAATTGCTTGATGAGGAGAACCTGCGGCTTCAAGACCGCATCAAGCGGCTGGAGGAATGGAAGGAGTCGGCATTGGAGGTTGAACGCGAATGGGACGCCAACGCCATCGCAACACTGCTCGGAGCAAAACTCGGAGAGTCTCAGCGCAAAGTGATTCAGCGCGAAGTGCCTCTACTTTTAAAACGCATCAAGCGGTTGGAGAAGTCCTCGCAGCAATTGAAATCATTAAATAATAAAATATGCGAGATAAATCTCAAAGTGTCTCAAGAGCGGCATGACTCGAATGTCCGCATCAAGCGGCTGGAGCAGGAGAACGACGCATTGCGAGCGGATCTGCTGCTGTGGGACAAAGCTGGCATCGGATTTACTACGGAGGCCAAGCCGTGAACCTCAACGATTCCCAGCGCAAGCTCATCACCAACAGCATTTCCACTGTTTGGAAGGGAAAGCGCGAATGCCCGATCTGCATCCCCACCACCGTTTGGAGCATTGGAACCCTCGTTGAGGTCCGAGAGTTTAACGAAGGTAATCACTGCCCCGGCGCAGCCATCACCCCCCTGATACAAGTCAAGTGCAACAACTGTGGATATACCGTGTTGTTCAACGCCATTGCATTGGGTGTCGTTGACCGAGACACCGGCAAGGTGAAGGAGGACAAGCCGTGAAACGCTACACACACATCGTATTGCGACGAATGCCTCCTTTGAACGGATTCAGCATCAAGACTCCAGAAGGTAAGTTCCTGAGCGACGTCCGCCCACGGGGCATTGTGATGGAACTCAATCGTCTCAACGACCGCATCAAACAACTTGAAGCCAAAGTGGATGAACTCCACGACTTGGAGAAATGGTTGGAGGGAAGATGAAACTACGACCGATCAAATGGGTGCTGTCACCTACCGACGACCACATGCTTTCCATGGAATGCACCGACATCGAGATCGTCGATGATGGCGGCGGTGAGTACGTCGAGGTCAGTCAATCTGCTGATGGCCATGGTAAAGTCAGCATCAACCCAGAGGAGTGGCCGATGATGCGTAAAGCCATCGACGACGCCATCAAGCAATGCAGGGATCTGAAACCATGACCATCGAAGAAATGAGAACCATCGACGCTACCAAAACGTACAAGGAGCTGGAGGAGGCCCGTGCCAGGATCGCGCACCTGGAGACAGCCATCCGATCCACACTCGAAGCCAATCGGCATCTGGCCGACGGCGACAACTGCACCCTGATCGAACTCAAGAAAGCCCTACCAGACTAATAGAAGGGGAAAATGACGATACTTCAACAATTGGGGTTGACCAAGGAGTCCATGTCTCGCATGGTGGGCCACGTCACTCCGTTCAAGGATCCGAACCCTCGGATCAACCGGCGGTGGCCGGCTGTTCCAACCGAGATCCGGGATGCCATCCTGAAAGAGGACAAGTCACGCACTTACCCAGAGTTGTCCAAAAAGTACAACATCTCACTGTCATGTGTATGGAACATCAAGAACAGCAAAAACAACAAACAACAATAGAGGAACTACAACGATGGAAACAGTTATGTCACGAATTGGCCGATTGCTTGGGATGCGGATGCATAATCAAGCACGGCCTGTGTGTCCAGTGCCACAAAGCACAGAAGAGGTACCGAGCAATACAAACACCTTTGAGGTAGTGGCAGTTAGTAAGAAGAAGAAGGACAAGAAGCGAATATACATGAAACTCAGCGATTCAATCGATCAAGTTAACAAGCTGCGATCAGAAGGGCTCACCTATCGTCTCATCGGTGAACACTTCAAGATGTCCAAGCAGCGGGTCTATCAGATCATCAAAGCCGGTCAGCAGCGCGATATCGAGCGGGCCAAGTGGACCTACGGGCTCAGCGTTCGTAACGCCAAGCTGATGGACTTCCTCGAATTGAAATCCAAGGAGGCCGCTCGCAACGCGGTTCTATCTAGGGAGATCGCTCCTTTTAAATGGGACAACTTCGGTCGCAAGTCCTACACCGACCTCTGCCAGTGGCTTGATGTCAAACCGCTTGAATCATTCAGCGGTAAGAAGTGTCCTCACTGCGGCCTTCAAACATGAGCAACCGTCACCAATACCCACTCGTTGAATCAATCAAGGTGGTCCGCCTCTCGGAGGGGCGGACCATCCGCATTACAAGGGATCGTACCAAGCAAGACCTCAAAGTGATCCACGGCGACGGAGACATCCATCTCACCTGCGTCGCTCAAGCCCATGATCCCATCGAGATGATCAAGACCTTGGCCCGCCTCGAAGACGTCCGATCAGTCGAACTCACCGACGCCAAGGGTAACGGCATCATAATCCACAAACAGAAATAACATGAACCAGTCCTCAACACTCGACATCGTAACGGCACTCAAGATCGTCAGCTCCCAAATCGAATCACCAGATGGAGTCGCGCAAGCCCTCTGCCTCGAAGCAGCAAGTCGTCTCACTGACATGGTCAAGCTCACGAGCGACCTCACTGCACACGTCATCTCCAATCCTGTGCATCACCCTCGATGTAACTCCAAAACCAAGGGTACCTACTGCAATTGTATCCTGGCTCGCATCCTCCCCACATGAAGACCCCAAGACACGAGCAGCCATGGTACGAATGCCGCCTTGAAACCAACAAGAAGCCAGCCCCATTGACCGCAGAGGAACGTACCATCATGAGCGACATCAACCGAAAGCTCATCGAGGACGCCCCTCGCCTTATCGAATACGGCATCAAGAAAGGGTGGATCTCCTACCCAAAGAAGACTCGAGCCTACCACACATGGATCACCAAGGATAGTCCGCCACTCGAACAAGACGATTCGTCCACGTTCGATACCAGTCCGTAGTCCAGCAACAAATCAACGACATGACAACGCTCCTCGAACGAGCAGCGCTTTGGCTCGCCAAGGTGCCGCCAGCCATCTCCGGATCCGGAGGGCACTCACAAACCTACACCGCCGCCGTTGGCCTCGTCCACGGCTTCGGCCTTTCAGACACAGACGCATTCACACTCCTGTCCGATTGGAACCGCTCATGCCAGCCACCCTGGCAGGACCGCGAACTCCTCCACAAGATCCGACAGGCCAATGAGAAGTCCCACTCCAAGCCCCGCGGGCACCTCGCCAATTCCTCGGCAAGCAGCCCCGCTGAGCCATTGGATCTGACACGGGTGCGGTTCAGTAGGCCAAAGCCTGTGGAGCCTCCGCGGGTGCCAGAGGGGTCCGTGGAGCCGTCCGCGCCATCAAACCCGCCCGCAGCCCCCATACCGGCCTCGCACGACGCATCGGAGTTCAAGCGGTTCCTCACATCCGCCTTCGCGGCCACCGAGGTGGTCTGCATCTGCGAGCAGGTCGAGGATGGTAGGCCAATCAGTGCCGGCTCATTCCTTCCCCTCGAGGACTGGATCGCTCGCTTCGATGATCCCGAGTCCATCCTGTTCCGCAGCGACCGAACCGATGGCGTCTTCGTACGCATCAACCCGTTCAAGCCCAACCTCTACAGCGGCTCCGACAACGATGTCAGCGCGTACCGCCATGTCCTGGTGGAGTTCGATTCCAAACCCAAGGCCGAGCAGGAACAGCTCCTCCGCTCCTCGGGCCTCCCCATCAGCGTCCTCATCGACTCCGGTGGCAAGTCCATCCATGCATGGGTCCGTGTCGATGCCCCCAACCGCAAGGAATGGGACGCCCGCAGGGACCTCATCTACTCGGCAATCCCCGATGTCGATCCCAAGAACAAGAACCCATCGCGCTTCTCCCGGCTCCCCGGCTCCTGGCGGGGCGAAGAGAAGCAGAAGCTGTTGGACATCAACCTCGGCGCTCGATCATGGGAAGATTGGCTCACCGATCGGGAGACCGATGATGACAAGGCCACCGTCGTCACGGTCAAAGACCTCATCAACTTCGACCCGGACAACGATCCGGATAACCTCATCGGCAAACGGTGGCTCACACGCGGCTCCTCCATGATCATCTCCGGTGGCACCGGCATCGGGAAGTCATCCCTGATGATGCAGATCGTCATCCAGTGGGCCATGGGCAGGGACTTCTTCGGTGTTGCACCTGTACGACCACTCCGCATCGGTATCGTCCAAGCCGAGAACGACAAGGGCGACCTCGCCGAAGCATTCAAGGGCGTCATCAAGGGGCTGAACATGCACACGCCCGACATCCGCATCCTCCAAGAGAACCTGCACTTCCGCACCGAGGCCGTCCGCACCGGTGACGCATTCCTGGCCTACGCGAAGAGATTCATCACCCGATCGAAGCTCGATGTCATCATCGGTGACCCGCTCTTCTCCTACTTCGGGGGAGACCTCAGCGACCAGGGCGAGGTCAGCGTGTTCTTGAGGAACAAACTCCAGCCCATCCTCCACCAGACCAAGGTCGCTTGGATCTGGATGCACCACATCTCCAAAGCCCAGCGCAAGGACGGCGAGCCCATGACCACCATGGAACTCGCCCACTCCGGGTTCGGATCCAGCGAACTCGCCAACTGGGCGCGGGAGATAGCCGTCTTGGTAGAAGTAGGCCAGTCGAAGCCTCGACGGTTCCAACTGGCCTTCTGCAAGCGCGGATCAAGGCTGGATGCTAACTCACTACATCTTCAGCATTCTCCCAAGGATATTCTGTGGGAGCAGTGGAATCCCATGGTGATGACCGGGGCGCAACTGAAGGAGCCGCAGCCACCGAAGAAGCCTTCTTATCCTCGTCGAGGGCGTCGCGCATAGCCTTAAACCAGTCCTCTCCATCAGCCGCTTTCTCTTCGGGGGGAGCGGCTTGTTGCTGTTGGGGTTTCGAATCCAGATCATCCTCCTCCGAGTCGGCCACATCATCGGTCTTCCTGCCTCCCTTGCGACGACGCAGCCACACAACCTCGCCCTTCACCTTCCGAAGCTCCGATCTCAATGATGATATATCACGCTTCAGCTCTGTCACAGTGCTCATCAATAGTGATATCTTGTCCACCTCCTCAGCAGGAACCCAATCACAACCACGCCACTGGCGATGGATACGATCGAATATCAATACCGCGCTCTTCATGTGGCGCATCGAATCAAACGCACGAAGCGCACGGCCAAGATCGCATTTCAGATTCTCGCGAATGTAGGTCACGACCTCGGACCGAGTAGGGTCGGCGTCGTGCCTCATCGGCGGCATCAGGCGGAACATGGCGCGGAGGGTGGAACCGTTCTCTAGATAACTCATAGGAGAACCAAGGTACGTTCTCCCGGGACACCCGTCAAGTATCCAGAAGGAACTTCCAATCACGGTCCCAGAAAGTTCCGCGCCCCCCCCGCTATCTCCCCTAAAAGGGAGTCTTACTACTCCCTTAAAAGGGAGTCAAAAATAGCATCGCCGAGACGCTGCGGGGGCGTTTCAAGACGCCCCGCGCTCGGCGGCAATTTTTGAGAACCCCCGATTCCGGATTGCGAAACTTGGAAGCAGGGATCCGGGGATCCGGAGGATGGGAGCAGGGGGGGCGGGAATGCTGGGTCCGATGGATGGATGTGGATGCCCAGCGCTGGAGCGGAAAGGGGTCTAGGAGGCGTTGGAGGGGTGGAATCGAATGCCGGCAAGGAAGCGGTATCCGCGGGGCTGGAAACGGAAAACCCCCGGATGGGTGGTCCGAGGGCTCCGCGGGGTGGTGATGGGGATGTTTGGCCTACTCGGCAATGAAGAAGTCCGCCTCCTCGCCGTTCATCGTCACGCCGTCCACCCATGTCAGACCAATGCAGTCATCGTTGTAGTCGAACCGGATCAGGAAGTCATTGAGCTTGGGAGCGTATATCACTCGGTACCCATGGTTCTTCCAATGCACAGTCTTGCCATCTATCACAGCCGACTTGATCTCGCTTAGTGTCATATCGTTGGCCAGTTGTTTGTATATCAGCGCAGATTGAAAGCCTCTCGCCACGCCAGATAGTCGTGCGTCAGGTCCGTCGAGAATCGGTACACACCAATGTCAGGCATGCCGTCAGCACGGAGACAGGTGACGAATAGCCATCGCTCACCGCACATCACGAAGGACTCCTCGCAGTCACGCAGACGAAGGAAGGGAACAAGGGGAATGCTCATGTCGGAGGGCACCCTACCGCTCCATGCTCAGGCGTCAAGCAGGAAAGTGTGGGAGATGGAATAAATCGCTTCTACCGCTCCATGCTCGGGGGATGCCGCTCCATGCTCGGGGCCAGCGGATTCCGGATTTCAAGATTCCGAATTCCGAATTCTGTATGGCGTATGGGCGGGCGGGAGATCCTGGCGCGAGGGTGGAGGGATAGGACATCGAGCGTCTCACCTGGTCGGACATTGGATGTCCTAGGGGGGGGGCGGGCGGGCGGAAAGGAAGGAAGGAAGGGAACCGAGTGGACGCCGAATCCGGGCAAAGAAAAGCCCCGTGGGGATTCCACGGGGTGCGGGGGAATGATTGGCCTACTCGTCAACCGTTCCCGGCGAGGGCCGAGAGGACCATCAGGCCAACGAAAAGGGCGCCAAGTAACAAGTAGCCAAGGGCGCGAAAGAGGTCGGTCATACCGCATACCTTTCGGCGATATCGCCCCAACAGCAGAGACGATAGTGCCCGTTGAACTTCAAAACCGTCGTTACGTATGGGTCACCTACGTTCAGGTAATAGCACCAACCCTTTTCGGTCTCGAAAGCCTCAACCCCATGGGTCTCGAGCAATTCGTTAAGGCATTCCATCCGGAGGTCACGGGTTGAGGGCGGGTTGTAGCACTCCTGAACCCGTGCAGCGCCCGCGGGCAATTGCTCGAGCTCACGCCGGCTCATCCGAAGAATCTCCTTCGCCCGCTTTCCCTTTCCGGGGAAAACCGCTTCGAGCGAATTGATAGGGGGGGAAAGGAATCTCACTTGGCCACTCCTTCCTTGAAATGCGTGGCTCCGGTCCCGTGGGGCGGAATGTGGACAGACTCGAGACCCCCGCGAGCTCCGGCGCAAAGGAGACAGTCGGCGCAAGCGGCACCGACACGTTCACTGGCGCAAAGCGACTCGCCAACGCTAGCCTCGCTTCCAACGCGAAAAGTGCTCCAGCCAAGGGAACGGGCGATCACGAGCTCCGCGACCGAGTCAACGGAGGCCATTAGGAGGGAACGCCAGCCTTGGAGACTGGGTTTTCGCCATTGGTGGGTGTAGCCTGTGTGACCGCTTGAAACGCCAGCGATCGCGAGCGCAAGGCTAAGGGGGAGATGCGTGGGGTCTCCGTATGCTCCGAAACGGACTTTCCGGCCCGCGAAACACTCGAGGCTGCGCAGCAAAGGGTAGTTTCCGGCTTTCCACGCTTTCCAAATCCCTTGGGGTGCTTGCCCGGGATTGACGTAGCATGATCGGCCGACTCCAAAGCGACCGTTTTCTTCGTGCCCGCGATGCATGCAATTTCCGCAGATTAAGCGATCAAGGCCCGTGCGTATCGCTTCGGTGGGGGAAACGGATTTGACCAGAATCCAGATTTGAATCATGTCGCCGGTTTTCCGGTTGTCACTGGCGGTCTCGAAGCCCGTCGCGATAATGACCCTTTGAGAGTCTTCATGAAGGATGAATCCGTTCACGCGACACCCCCATGGATTACCGTGAACCGGATGTTGTGGCCAGTCGTTTCATTGGGACCCGTCGGATATCCGATGAAAGCGGCAAACTCCACAATCGAGAGGTTCCGGGTGTAGGAATCCTCCACCATGGTTCGGACAAGTCCGCGCCTTCCAAATGCGCGGCGGGCGGCACGTTTCGCGAAAACCCCGGCGGCGTCCCGGATCCCGAGAGCGCGAACCGAGCGGAAGCCGTTGCAACGGTAAAGAGTCAATTTGCACCTCCGATCAAAGCATCGGCGAGGAGCCAGATTACCGGGAGGAGGAGGAGGTTAAGCGCTAGGAAGGCCAGCGCACGGAGGAGTTTAGAGCGTGTTTTCATGGTGTTTTGAATGCCCCCATATCGGAGAGCGTGGAGGGATTAAGCCAAAGGAGACTTCACTTGTCAACGTCGGTTCACATTTATTTCAGGGTGGTTCACTTTATGGGGCAAAGTGAATCCATGGCCAGGAAGAAGAAAGAGGAGGGAGAAGCCGCGGAAAGAGCGGTTCAGGTTGTGGAGAAGAGGAGAGTGGGAAGACCTCGAATTCCTGTTTCAGAGATTGATCAAAAAAAAGCCCTTGAGGCATGCAAGCTTGGGATTCCCCTTGAGCGTGTTGCTATCCTCTGCGGATTCCCAAGCGGTAATGCTGGCCGCTGGCATGACTTCCTGAAACGCAATCCAAGCTTTGCGGATCAACTGGAGAAAGCCCGACTTGAAGGAGAACTAGAACTCTCCTCCGTCGTCCGCCAGTGCGGCAACGGTTGGCAAGGCTCCGCATGGTTACTGGAGAGAACGAGAGGCTACGTAGCCCGTGCTCAATTGGAACACACCGGCAAAGGAGGAAAGGAGTTATCGGTATCCGGAGCCCTACTCGGAGCATTCGGAGGGGGGAAGTAACACCACGGGGGGACCAGGACCCCAAGAGGGGGGTGGGTGTTACCTATATACCCCCTCCCCGTCCCACACCAAATTTTATGCCCGTCAAGCAAATTAAGCGCAAGAAATCCCCTTCACTTGGAATGGGTTCTCACATCCCTGCGTGGAAGCAGCGCAAGCTCCTGGAGGAGGCTCAGCAGCTGAAGAACTTCCCCAAGATGATGCTTGGCCTACGTGAAACCTACGCGTGGCAGGAGGCGGTGTTGGGGGCGTTGAACGAGAAGCACTCGAAGGTGGCTCTGAAAGCTGCGAACGGCTCTGGCAAGACGAGCATGGTAGCGGCGTCAGCGGTGGTATGGCACATGCTCCGCTGGCCGGGGAGCTTGGTGGTGTGTACTGCTGGTGTGTACCGACAGGTGGCCGACGCGTTGTGGCCTCATCTGCGGAAGATGATCAATGGGTTGGGGGGCGAGGAGAATGGATTCTCGATCAAGGATGGCGAGATCCGGTATGTGTACCCTAAGAAGGTGGATGGTCAGGAGCTGATCAGCCGGTGTATTGGGTTCTCAGCCAGCAACCCGGAGAAGGCGGAGGGCTGGCATGTGCAGGGTCCGAGCAATGACTTGATGTACATTGTGGACGAGGCGAAGGCGGTTCCGGACGGGATATTCCAGTCGATGGAGCGGTGCCAGCCGACGCGGACTCTGCTGATGAGCAGCCCTGGTGGCAGCTCCGGGTACTTCTACGATGTATTCCGGAGGAATGATGGCAAGTGGCAGACCTTTACCGTTACCGCTTACGACTGCCCGCATATCCGGAAGGAGTGGATTGATGAGCAGATGGCCCGCTGGGGAGAGGGTCATCCATTGGTGCGCTCGATGATCTACGCGGAGTTCATGGAGGATGACGGGAGCCTCACGGCGGTCAAAACCGCTGACTGGCAGAAGGTGGTGAGTGGCCCACCCAAGGAAGACACCGACGGCCACCGCCTGACCGCGGGCTGCGATTTCTCAGCCGGCGGCGACGAGAGCGTGATGGTCGTGCGCCATGGGAACACGGTGAAGGGTCTGATCCGCTGGCGGGACAAGGACACGATGGCCAGTGTGGGTCGGTTCATCAGTGAGTTTCGCAAATGGAAGCTGAAGGCCGAGGACATCTACGCGGATGTGGGTGGCATGGGGGTTGTCATGTGCGATGCGCTCCGGGCGGAGGGCTGGGATGTGCGGCGGGTGAACTTCGGGGAGCGGGCCATCCGGGATGATCAGTTCGTGAACCGTGCGGCTGAGATGTGGATTGAGTTCGGGCGGATGGTGGAGGAGGGAAAGGTGAACCTGGGGCCGGTCGGGACGGATGAGGTGCTGTTACAACAGTTCGTGAGCCGGAAGGTGCGGACGAACGGGAAGGGGAAGTTGACGCTGGAGGGGAAGGATGAGCTACGCGCCAGAGGGGTGAACAGTCCGGATCGGGCGGATGCGATGGTATTGGCCTTCTGTGGTGGTGGCGGGAAGCGGATGGACGAGTACATGAAGGCGCTGGGCGAGGATGGGCGGAGCCTGCTGGAGCGGATGGAGGATGAGCTTGGGGCGATTGAACCGGAGGGGGTTGCGCTTGCTGGTTGCGAGGTAGGGGGATAAAGGAGGGGAGGACATTTATGATGAGCGATAAACAGCGGAATGCGTTGCAGGGGCAGATTGTTGAGGCCGTGGGCCAGCGGAGCCCGTGGGAGCTGCGGCAGACTCGGTGGTATGAGTTGCGCCATCATGGTCTTCGCCGGACGAACAAGCCATGGCCGAAGGCCGCGGATCTGCATTGGCCGCTGATCGATACGGCGATCGAGAAGCTCAAGCCGCTATTCCTCCAGCAGGCGCTGGGGATGGATGTGGTGGCCAGCTTTGTGCCGATGCGCCAGCAGTTGAACGCGTACACGAAGGTGGCGGAGGACTGGTTCAATTATAAGATCCGGGAGAAGACCAACTTTACTGACGAGGTCCTCTCCTGGGTGGATTACACGCTGATGAGCGGGCGCGGGGTGATGAAGTGCTTCTGGAATCCGGGTGATAAGCGGGTGGGGTTTGAGGCGGTGGATCCGATGTATTTCGTGGTGCCGGCGTATACCACGGATTTACAGGATGCGGACTGGGCGGTGCATGTGATGCCGATGAGTGTGCCAGCGTACAAGCGGATGGCTGGCCAGTTTGGGTGGAAGAGTGATTCCAAAACGATTGAGAAGATCCGGGGTAACCCGCAGCAGGATGACAATATCCCGGGGGCTGCGACCGAGGACGATGCGAAGCAATTGCGCGAGGGTATCACGTACACCAACAACACCGATGGCGTGATTGTCTGGGAGGTGTACCGAAAGCGGGATGACGGGGTGTGGGAGGTTTACCTGTATAGCCCCGCGGCGGTGGATCTGGATCTGCGGGATCCCATGGAGCTCCCCTATGACCATGGCCAACTGCCATTCATCGATTTCCCCTACGAGATCAAGGACAAGGGTTGGTTCAGCCCACGTGGAGTGTGCGAGATCCTGGCTCCGTTCGAGCTGAGCATGACCTCGATGTGGAACCACAAGCATGATGCGATGACGCTGTACAATCGCCCGCTGTTCCGGGCGGAGCGGGAGTTGCCCAATAGCATCAACCTACGGTTCCAGCCGGGTCAGATTCTCCCCTATGGCGTGGCTCCGGTGCAGATGCCGCAGCCGCCGGTGAGCTTTGATCAGGAGCTGAACCAGACGCGGGCCGTGGCGGAGAACCGGATCGGTAGCCCGGATTACGCGATGGGCAGTGTGATGAGCGGTGGAAGTGATCGGAGGACGGCGACCGAGATCCAGAGCATCAACGCTCAGGCCATGCAGAGCGGGGATCTCCGGGCTCGGCTGTTCCGCATGGCACTGGGCAAATTGTACCGGCAGGCGTGGGGCTTGTATGTGCAGTATGATTCCAAGAGCCTGCGGTACCGGTTTGCGGAGGACTCGCTGGAGGCGGACCCGATTGCGCTGCACGATCAGTACGAGCTGGAGCCGAAGGGTGGAATGGACATGGTGAGCCGGCAGATGATGGTTCAGCAGGCCATCAACCGGAAGCAGTTGTTTATGAACAGCCCGTGGGTGGATCAGGTGGAGCTGGACAAGAGCATCATGGAGTTGGACGACCCGAGCCTTGTGAAGCGGCTGCTCCGGGATCCGGGCCAGAAGGCGGCGGACGAGCTGGAGGACGAGACCAAGACCATACCAACGCTCTTGGTTGGCATTCCGGTGCCGGCCAAGCCGGGTCAGAATTATGCGGGTCGGATCGGGGTGCTGATGCAGTACCTGAATGGGGCGATTCAGCAGGGGCAGCAACTGAGTCCGGTGAGCCAGAACGCGTTTATGATGCGGATCGATAGCCTTCTCCAGGGCTACGAGCAGGTGGCTACGAACGAGGCGCGGAAGCTGCGGAAGGAGATCCAGAAGTTCTTCGAGAGCACGGGATTGCTCGCTTCCTCGCAACCCCCCGCTCCGGTTCCCGCGGAGGTAGCGGCTCCCGCTGAACAAGCCCAGATGATGTGATGATCACCGTGACATGTAAGGATTGTCGGTTCTATTGTGTGGACGGGACCTGCCGCAGGTTCCCGCCCGCGGGGAGACC